ACCGATTGCCATCTCTCGGACGGCTGCGTCATTGTCAATCGCACATTCCAACTCTTCGCCGTACTGCTCCTTCAAGAGTCCGTACTTGTATTCCTTGAATGCCAAGCCGGTGGCAAAGGCGCTTCCCTCAAAGTCGTTGAGGTGAACCTCCTCAATACCAGCGACCTTATGCTCTTGCAGCCAAGCGCGCGTCTCCTGAAGTCGGTCAATCTTGCGAGCCGACACGATGATGATCTGCTTATCGCTAGACATCACTTCCTCATTGAGCAAGTCGATCAGCGGCTGATTTGGCTCATCGTTCTCAAGGATCAGTGTGCCGTCAAGGTCAACGATGATGTAGCTCACGCCTGCGGCTCCTTGCCTACGGTGCCGATATTGAGCGGCTTCCAGAACTCGTCGCCGCCAACTGGGAGAGGTGGTCGGTCCTCAAGCGCGCGCACCTCATTTAGATTGAGGATGCCTGAGTTGAGCGCGACTGCGTAGGAGTCCATTCGCTCCTTGGTGGTGGGTCGCAGCAGTCCGTCGATGTTGAACTTGATGAAGGTGGTCTCGCCAACAATCAGGCGCTGAAGCCCTGCCTCAATGCGCGCGATGAGTGGTCCAAGCCCTAGGCGCAGCCACTCGATGCTGATCACTTCCACGCTGCTGTAGGAGGTGTTGCCACCTGGGTACTGAAGCAAATGCAAGGGCAAGCCGTAGATTCTAGAAATGGATTCCACTGACCAGTGGAGGGTCTCGGTGAGCTGCATATCGCTAATTTTCATTGACATCTGCTGGAAGTCTGCCCCTCCGGTTAGGACAGCAATCTTGTGCATCTTCTCTACGCCTTCGTGGCGACGGCTGAACGATGCGCGGAGCGAGTCGGCGACATCCTGCGTCAGCTCGCCTGGCACCTTGATAACGGCGCTAGGCGCTGCGCCATTCTCGTAGAACTTCGCAGCGTAGAGCTGCGTGGCAGAGGCGAGTCCGAGTGTCGTGCGGTGATGCTCAACAGGAGACATACCGCGCGCGGTGCCTGCTGTAGCGAAGAGTGGGATGTGGATCATTTGATCAGGACCAACGCTGAACGCGCCGTCTCCTGTCGTGACGGTGTAAATCGGCACACCGTTTGCGTCTGCGCCGATGGTCACCTTTTGTGGATCAAGGCAGCGTGTCTCAACGACATCGCCAAGGCGATCAGTCAGGAACAGGATGAAGGCGTTACCGTCAAGCAAGAGGCTTGACACAATCGCGTGACGGAACTGGAAGCCTGTGAAGTTGGGGTTGGCAGGAATAGGTTGATCAATCCAGCGCGGTCGCGTGACTGGTCGGCGCACGCCGCCGTCGCGGATGAAGGCACCAACTGGAAGGCTCGCTACTGTGTCGGCGTACAACTTGACGGCAGCGTACACCGCGCCAATCGATGTTGCGTTCTGCTGATTGAGTTGGACTCCGGCTGACGATTCGGCTGGCTTATCGCTGAGCCACTGACCGCCAGAAACATTGCGCTGCTCGGTGCCAAGAAGGCGACGGAGGATGCTCACTTACGATCTCCTAGCGTATAGCCGAGCGCAGCTAAGGCTACGCCTGTGGCGATCAATGCGACTGGGATTGAGAATAGCGCGAGACCTGCAATCACAAACGCCGCACCCACAACCTCAAGGATATTCTGAATCATAGGTTCACCCACTCCACTTTCGCTGTCTGCTTTGGTTCAACCTTCAGGAACTTTACACCCTGGAACGCCACAACGGCGGAGACCGCCGCGTAGATCCTGTCAGGCGATGCCTTGTACGCCTTGGTAAGTACCTGCCCATAGCGTGTCAGGCGCGTATGGACATTGCTGATATGTCGAGCTAGGAGCGGCGAGCCATCGTGGCGCAGCCCTTCGCCAGTCGCCACGGCCGTGAAGAAGCGATCCACGGCAGGACCCATCCGCTCAATCGTGGCGGTAGGGAATACTGCCACACGCTTGCCGTACCGGCGCGTCCACTCTTCGATCTCCGATGCCCACCCTGGAGGGTCGCAGAAGAGGGTGGCGTTGTAGGTGGTCATTACCTGCTCAACGACTGCGTCCACCTCCGAGCGCGGCACCGTCCAGTCAGGGTCTCGGTTGGTGTCCGACTTCTCCCACGCCTTGATCAGGAAGAGGTAGCCGTCCATCGTGCAGCCAGTCAGCACGGTCGCGTCACGAGCGTAGGAGCCGTCGAACCCAACGCTGATCTGCTCGCCTGGTACCAGTACGCGCTCTGGCTCCTTCAGCCGCGCCCACGATTCAGCACCGATCCAACGGTCAGGCGGCTGCACGAAGCGGTTCAGGTGGTAGCGCTGCCACTCGTGCATCGGCACTTCGTTGGCTCGTGCCAACAGTCTGTCAAGGTCCACGAAGGCAGGAGCGCTAGGGTTCGCCTGCTCCAGTGCAGCCCTGCGGCCAGTGTCTGTCTCTAGGTCGTGGCTGTCCGCAGCAGCCCACCACTCGACTAGGAAGCCAGGGTCGGAGACTTCGCCAGAGGCGATGCGCTTGGCGTAGGTCAGCATCCTGCCGAGCAGGGTGTTCTCGTCTGATCCTGCCGTTGAGATGTTCAGTTCAAGCGCCTCTGCTCGCTTGGCGAGAGAGTTGGAGAGCACGAGATGCACGCGCTCCTTGTTGCCAGTCCACTCGTGCAACTCGTCTGCGATGAAGCAGGTAGGTCGCCCACCGTCATTCGTACCGGCTGCGGCCGCGACTCGGTACATCCGGCCTGGGCGATCCTTGATCAGGATCTCGGTGTCGTAGACCTCAAAGTGCGCGGCGAGTGGACCCTGCGTGAGCATAATCCGAGCCGTGCCGAACAGAAGATCCGCCTGCTCAAACGAAGCAGCAGCGATAGGGATATTTGGAGAGCGTGGAGCCTTCGGTCCAGCCAGTTCAGCCAAGGCGATAGCGGCGAGCAGCTCGGTCTTGCCGTTGCCCTTAGGCGTACCCAGCAGGGCGCGCTTGACCGTGCGCTTGTCGGTCGTGGGGTCGTACTCGTAGATGCGCCAGATGTAGGCACGCTGCCACGGCTCCAGCCTGAACGGCTCGCCGAACTTGTCGCCCTCACCGTGGACTAGGTTGGTCTCAATCCACCGGCAGACCAAGCCGCCCCAAGAGGGCGGCGGAGGACTACTGATCGGCGACGAGTAGAGCGGCCTCTTCTGCGGTGTCTTCAGCGGTGTCGGCTTCGATGTAGCGTGGGTCGGCTTCGCTGTTGGCTTCCGCAATGGTGGCGTTGGTGATCCTTGCATTCAGTTCCTCCAGGCTGCGAGCGGCTTCCCCATAAACGATACCCAGTTGCAGCCCTGCTTTAGGGTGCAATCCGAAGCGATCCTCCAGCTGCCGGATCTCGGCATCGACTGCTGAGCGTTGACGATACATCGGATTAAGGATTTTCTGCCCTTGTGAGCCTACGCTCATTGGCTCCTCACGCAGGTAGGTGTCCATTCGCTCGCGCTCCTCGTACATTGAGAAGAGCCGTTCGAGCGCAGGGTACTGCGCTGGCTGCACGACCTGAGCGAAGGGTGAAGCCCAGAAGATCTCCCATGACTTGACCCAGCGCTCAGTGAGATGAGCCGGTGGCGTAGGGATTGAGCGTGGATCAACCTCGATCTGGGGCAGCACGCCAAGGTCTTTGGTCGCTCGGTTCTGCCGTTTCTCGATTGGTTTCTTGGCGCTCATAAAAAACTCCAGACCCTACGCAGGCTCCACACCGTACAAGAGATAGACGAACTCGTCGCTGGGTACTATAGCAGGAACGTCATCCAGAATAACTGGTGCCCTGGTAACAATACCGTCACTCTTGTAGCTGTTGCACGACCAGTGGGCAAGCGCAACGTTATCCCAGACGTGAGATCCACCTTTAGCCAGGGGAACAATGTGATCTACGGTTGGAGCGTTGGGCATCCAGCTGTGATGTGATTGCCAACCTTTCCATACGGCAGGATGGTCAGTCATACGCTCGCAGATGTGGCAGATGGTGCCATCTCTAACGTAAAGTTTCCAAGGAGAGATTCCCCTGTCGCCATCCACCATATTGTGTTTGCGCTTTATCTTCTGCCAACGTCCGCTTGCAGCGGCGTTACGCTTCCTGCAGGTGTGGCACAGCCAGCCTGAGGACCAAGCGTTGAACACTGCATTGCATTCTCTGCACGACCTTGGCAGAAGCCAACGCAGGCGGACGGACAGCATTGCTAACAGCACTTGCTTCCTGTTGCGGTGCGTATGGCAAAGACCTAAGCGCAATCCAGTTAGGCATTCACGACATCCTTTTGGAATACGAGAGCATTCGCCGACTCGGATAGGTGGCCATTGAGCCTTTGCAAGTGGAGGCTTGTTGCGTGGCTGACAAGACCTCTGGCAGTAGCGCATCTCTCCGTCATAGCGGCGTGTCCGGTACTGCACGACAGGGCGGCTACAGGTGCGGCAAGGTTCAGTAGGGTAGTGAGGTCTATTGACTATCAGCCAAGCGTTTGTAGCCTTGAATGCCATCTTGCCTCCTGAATAGGCTGGTGCAGGGAGATTCAGGCTCCCTGCTTCCTAACCTTATCACGGTCACGCTTAGCGAAGCCCTTGCCCTTGAAGTGAACAGGCGTGGCTACCAGTTGCAGGATCATCCAGGGGCCGCACTCGCATCGTGGGTTCACTGGCTCGTAACTCACTTGCAGTCGCTGTTCGATGCGGCCGCAGGTTGGACACTTGAACTCATACAGCGGCATTGGGTACCCAGTCCTTGCCAGCCCAGTACGGCTTGCCAGCCTTACGGTCTTGGGTGCGGCGGCAGTAGCTGCACTCTCCGCAGGTCGGAGCGTCTGGCACGATGTTGCGCTTGCACTGATTGCAGTACAAGACGCGAGCGCAGGCTCGGCGCTTGCCAAGCCCACGGATGTCTCCAGGCTTGCACAGGTGTTGAATCACAAGTCATCCCTCACATCATCATCGTCGTTGAGCAGCATTGGTCTAGGTCGATGCAACTTGCCGCTATACCAATCCTCAATCACTTGTGTGACTTGCGGTCGCAGCCGAGCTGCGCGCTCTAGGCAGACATCCTTGCCAGGGTCAAGCACTACAACCTCCGCCTTCCAGAGCCGGTATGAGGCTAGGTCTGCCTGCTTGGGTGCGGTGTGAATGATCCAGACTGCTACGCCCTTC